CGGGGATTTAGAAGTGCTCTCCTATAACATTCCGATGTTGGAAAACATCAAGTTGTTAGGAGGAAAATTATTGAATTCATTCATAGAAATCCTAGTCCAATCCGGTCTTGTCCGTGATCTAACAAACATCTCACTTAAGTATTCGGTGGTTAAACCATCTATACCTAGAAGTGGTCGTTTGTCTATGATCCGTGATAAGAACGGGAAGTTGCGAATCATCGCCATCTTCGATTATTGGTCGCAAACAGCTCTAAAGGGATTGCATGATTACCTCTATGAGGTCTTATCGTTAATACCAGAAGACTGTACCTTTTCACAAGGTGATAAAGTTAAGTCTGTGTTATCTCCTATTGGTCCATACTATTGTGTGGACCTAAAGAGTGCCACTGACCGCTTTCCAGTTGTTTTACAAACAACTGTGCTTTCCAAAGTAATTGGGAAAGATCGTGCGGCTGCATGGAGAGAAATAATGGTTGACCGCGATTTTGCAGTTCCACCCAAATGGGGAGTTCCTAAGAATACCGTTAGGTATGCCGTGGGACAACCCTTAGGGGGCTACTCGTCGTGGGCGGCTTTTACTTTAACACATCACATCCTTATTCGTCATTGTTTTGATGAATTAGGGATACCTTGTACAGGTATGTACCTGGTCTTAGGTGATGATGTAGTAATTGCCAATAGATCCGTTGCTAGACTGTACATGAAACGTCTTAAAGAGCTCGGAGTTGAAATCTCCGTGACCAAGACCCTAGTTTCTAGGGATTCCTTGGAGTTCGCTAAGCGCGTTTGGATAAAGGGGATAGAAGTATCCCCGATATCCGTTGGTGGTTTTATTTCAACCCAACAACGTGTACACCTTCTTGTTCCATTTCTCGTAGCTCTTCGTGAGAGGGGTTATGGTGGTGGAATTGAGATCCCTAAAATTGTTGGGAGATTATATCGAAACCTTAAGGTCGGTCGCGTTAAGCGGCTAACTCTTAAGGCCCAAGCCTTCCTTACCATTTCGAATATTATAAATGGTAGGATTGGTGAGGTTGAGGGACTTAATACCCTCTCTTCGCTATTTAATCTTCCTCCAATTCCGTGTGGTGCACAACTCAACGTTGTTGCAAACACCATCTTTTCGATGGCTGTTTCCCGTTTGAGAAACGTGTCTACAAAGACAATATCTTATATTACAGATATTGGCTCGTTGGCTATGGACCCCCCATCTCATGTATTCGATGGGACTGGGATCTGTGAAAACAATATGGTCATCCCTCTGAGTGCCGTACTGGAGGATTCAAGGCGGAAGTTAATTCCGTGGCTTGAGTTCTTTCAGGCTTCAGTTGAAAAGGGAGGTGTGGTGGATTTATCATCCTTACCACTTGACCACCTTGTTATCCCTACTATCGATAAGATAATTAGGGAGGAGTCTCCGGATAAAATCCGGAACGGACTTACGATGGCATTGACAAATCAAGTTATAAGAACTTGGTTTTCAATTTTCAATCGTGAGGATGTGCCACTCCTGGCACCATCGCCTGATCAGTCACTTATTATATGACTGTAGGCTCCTACTACCTGAAAGAGATACTATAATGGTATC